TGATGCGGCCTGACACGTTCATCTTCCTGTGTCTGCCATGTGTGAGTGGTTTGAGTTTTCCTCAACTCCATGTGGTTGTAGTAATTCCATATCCATGTTGATTCATACACACCATCGTTGTGCGCTCTCGTTTCACCGAGTTTCTTCTCAACATCTTCGGGTATGTCCTTAACACGACCACCGATTATGACCATATCACGGAACCTTTCGTCCTCGTTTTCAAGAACGGCCTTTTCCGTGGTTTCCTGTATCCCTTCAGCAAACCGCATGGCCTTATCGGTTGCCATCTTTTCATATCTGTACGTTGCCGGGATCATAGCAAGGTACATAGCGTACAAGTCGTCTATATAATCATCATGAGATTTCTCGTTGAGGAAATGGCCCCGGCGAATATCAAGCATCTGCCGTTCAAAGAACGAATACAGCGCTTTGCCGAACCGTTCTGCGGTATCCACACGGCGGTCTTTATCCGCCTGTAGGATTGCCATTTCATCAAACCATTTGACGGTGTTAATCATGATGCAACATCAACTCCCGTCACTTTGGAAGGCTGTACGCTTTCATCTGTCTTATCACGCTCTTCGTTGTTAGAACCGCCGTTGCCGTTCTCATCCTTGTTTGCGTTCCAGTCATTAGTCGTCTGCGCCTGTCCGATTGCCGCCTGTAAGCGGTTAATGGTTTCGGCAGAATCAAGCCATGCCTGCTGGCTGTCTGTAAACAGGGATACGGTATTAAATGCAGTAAGTCCGTCAACACCAACGTTGATAAGGGATACAAGTGCATTGACCTTAGATACCAGGTCATAAGTCTTTTTCCGGCAGAACCTCACTTCCATGTCGGCAAGTTCCAGTTCCTTGACCGCCTTGACTTCTTCTCTGTTATCGGCCCTGATGCACTCAATACAGACCTTGATAAATTCCTGTTCAGAAGCGTCCCAAAGCTGTTCCACCTGTCCAGCATACAACTCTGCACATTGCCAGCCGTTTGAAAGCTGCATTGCGCCAGTCGTGGAGCCGCCCCGTGATTCATTCCAGTTGGGAGTAGATGTAATCTGCTGTAATTCATCAATCAGATGGTCAACAAAGGTCTGCTGTTCCGTCTGATTAAGGGTCTGAGTAAGATATGTAATCTTCGCTTCGTGACCATCCCCGGCAGATTTCGTAACGATAAGTCCGTCACCATCTTTGATTTTCTGCTTCTGATCCTTGTCTACGATGCAGTTGTGCATCCAAAGCAAGGACTGGACATGCTGTGTAACATCGTTAACACGGTCTGAATCCAGGATATTAAGCGCATCCATGATGGGAATGACCTTCTCAAAGATTGCCGCCCGGTCTTTCAGCGTGTATTCCACAATAGGGATATACCCTAATGCGTTCGGTGTTACTTCACCAATAAGCGTGAAATTTGTAGGAATCGAAGGAATGTTAGATAACTTGTCGGCTTTAAGTGTGTAGCACAGGTTGTCCGTGTACGCTGTCAGTCGGATAGTGCCATCTGATAAAACACTATATGTGCAACCCAACATACGCTCTCTGTAAGCATCGTTGGAGTACACCACAAAGGTAGTCGCCGGGGAAGGAATAGCAATCTCAAAGCTAGAGAAGGGTTTCTGTCTGCCACTGCGCTTCTTTGCCCTCATGGGAAGGGCCATCTTATAGGCCACGCCGCATGTGAACAGATTGTTGGCAAGTTCGATGTTCTTTGCCGCCATGCCCTGCTCAATGCACATTTTGTTGAAAAGGGCTACTTTGGTATCATCTGCCTTGCCATCAGCTTCCGTCTTTCCGTCCTCTACCCTTGCCCTCTGGACATAGGTAATGGGGTTAGACAGAAGGTAGCCTGTATGGAAGTCAACGATCTGACTTGCCTTATTTACGCAGACCTTCGCATTGTGGTCTTCACGTATAGGCTTGATGCGGTCATTTATAGGCTGGTCGCCCTTTTCGTAATTGAAGAGCCAGTTAATGCGCTGTACGTTGGCCTGATGCTGTGTCCAAGCGAGAGATACGACTTCCTCAATATTCTGTTCATTGATTTCTTCGTAGTCTGTATAAAGTATCAGTCTACCCAGGTCTGCATTTGCAATCGGCATATCGGCTCCATCATCTACTATAGTAGATTTTTACGATAAACTAAAAGTGAACCTTCGGTTTTTCTTTCGGCTCACTTTTGGCTCTCAAAATTATCTTCACTACGTTGCGGCAACCACGGCATTTCGGATACAAGATGCCTGTAGTGTCATCGGATACTTTCAGAAGCAGCTTGTCATGTCCGTGTGCCTTGCATACAGGGCACATAACATCTTTCATAGCTTTTTGTCCTACATATCCGATTTTAACGGAGAAGTTTCCTTATTTAAATAGCTGTCAATACGCAAGGTGTGAAATTTGGCAAATATCCACCATTTATGTAGGTCTAAAGCCTACTCTGCGCTTGCGGCAGTCAATACGCCGTTCATTTTCGGCGCTGTTGAACTCTCTTTCAAAGTCACGGGCCTTGCGGACTTCCTCTACCTGTCCCTTATACGCCTTGTATTCGGCGCACTCTGCGTGACATGTTGCTGTCCTTTTGTTACATCCCATGCAAGGTGCTTTCATCTTTTCCCAGTACTCCCTAATCCGTTCCTGTCTGCGTTGCCTAGAAAATCTACTTCTTCAAATTCAAACTCAGGCTGGCACTTCTGAATCCGCATCTGACAGATTCTATCTCCCTTGTGAATGATTGAAGTTTCGGCATGGAAGTATCCAAGCGCATCATAGAAACCTTTGGAACCAATAGCCGGAAAATGCCACACATCATTGTCGCCTTTGTAGGCGTTGTCGATAATCCCAACACCGTTCACGCACATAATACCGAAGTGCTTATGTGTAGAAGAACGTGGCGCTACGATTGCTTCATAACCGTCCGGCAGTTCGATTGATACTCCCAGACTTATCATGTGTGTTTCGCCGTACCGAATCTGACAATTCTCTGCGGCAAACATATCGAACCATTCTCCATCATGCGCCTGTTTTAATTTAGGCAAGTCTTTGTCGTGATACTTGATTCTTATTTTCATATATAAAAAGTGCCGGAACTCAAAGCGTCCGGCTTGCTTACAAAAGGAACAAAAGGAGTTGTGTGTACGCCCTGCCCACGGCATTTTCGATGGTACACAAGCACCGATCTAGGTCTTATCCTAGCGTACTGGTTAAAAACCGCTTTTCCGTTGGCCTTCGGTCAAGCGGAACTCCCCAGGCGTTCTTTGGTCACAGAAAAAATAGGGGAAGAATAATGGAAAAGAGAATCCAGTGTGGGGATTTGCACCCCTCACATAGACCGCCCCAGGCGATTGGATGAGGTCTATATGATCCGTACTCCACTGGCCTTGCGCCCCTTGAATGTCCGAAAAGAGGGACGACTGCACATTTTATCAGCTACTAAAGGGATAGTGCTGAACGGTAATGTTGGCTGTTCCCGTATGTTTATATAATCCGCACAATGGCTCAGAATAATAACGAGATTACGATATATACTCACTTTATAATTCCGTGCGGTTTATATCGGTGGCCCGTCTGCGACAACGGGCCGATTTATGGAGTAAAAACACGAAAAGAAAACCTACAGCCTTTATTCTTCTGCCAGCAATGCTTCGCCCATTTCCAAGCGTTCCTTATAGTTGGCATCGGTGGCCTTTTTGAGATTGTCACTTGCCCCGAAGAACGGGCTTGCGCCACCATCAATGTACACGTTCTTCTCTCCCGTTTTGAAGTCATACCCTATACGGGGCTTCCTTCTCCGCAGGCGGAACGTTCCAAGGTTCCTGACTGTCATTTCGTTGCCTTCACAGTAAAGGTCGATAAGTCCGTCTACAACTGCGTTCCATACACGGTACGCAACGTCCAGCTTAACGTCCGCTGTTTCGGCAATTCGCCGGATAAATTCTTTCTCTGTCAGTTTCATTTCTCTCGCCTTTCATTCTACTATGGTAGACATTTTAAGTCAAATATATTAGTCGGTATAATTTTCATCTAATAGGTCATGTATTGATACCCCAAGGACTTTCGCTATGTCATGAACCTTGTCTAAGGTCGGATACCTAGTGCAGTTTTCCCATGAGCATATGATGGAATGATCCAGGTTAATCAGTTCCCCAAGCTGACGTTGCGAAAGCCGTTTTTCCCTGCGTAAGCGCCTTAGATTTTCAGCAAAGTTATAAAGCATATCAGAAACCTAACTCCTGTCTGCTCATGACCTCAACTTGACCGCCAAGCATTTCTGCCACGAAGATTGCCACCATTGCCATAACGTCAGGTGCATCATCGTGTGTATTCTTGCCTAACTGCGTCCACGAACAGAGGAATTTGATAAAGTTCGCATAATCACTCTGCAATTCATACAAGGACGGGTCTTTAAAATAGACGTGTTCCAAAACCCACGGACTGTTGATGATGATTTTGGTTTCCTTGTTCTGCGTGGTGTACTTCTTAGTGAAATGACAGAACCAACCTTTTTCAGTAACGATTCTCTCGACCTCGTTCGCAGTACGGGAACCCTCTTTGTTCGATTCAAACTGTGACATTTGAACCTTGTTCCGCACGATCATGTCAGCGTTAAGGTAGTCGAGCGCCCCTGGGTCTATGTTCTTGAATACCACATCATCAAGATAATACTTAGTCCCGTACTGTTTGATGCAGACGTGGGCATTATAGTCCTTACCAGTATCTTTAGTATCACATACAGAGAAGATGGCATCCGGCTTTAACACGTTGCCTTCATCGTCCATAGGAAGGTTAAGATACCGTTTCAGAGCATCGGCATTATAAAGGATACCTTCACGCTCAATAGGCTCCGATTTGAACATGCAACGATAAGAGATTTCGTCCATCGTAGCTGCTATGTCTGTGAAATACTTGACGGTAAAGCCTACGCCATAGTCGTACTCAAAATTCGACTTGCCCGTGTTAGGGTCTATATCCGGCACAGCTACGAACCTTGCCCGTGGGTCGCCCTCATACTGCCTTTGTAAGCGGCCTATAACATCGTGTACGCTCCATCGGGTCGCAATGTGCAACTCTTTCGCCCCAACCTTTTTACGGGTTTTTAGGTCGGTTCCGTACTTTCCGTACAGCTTATCAAGTCGTTCCTTTGACAGTGCTTCCTCTATGCCGGATACAAGGTCGTCTACGCAGAGTATTCCTTCGCAACGTGTGTTACCAGTCAGCGAAGCGTTAATAGGTCGGCAAGTAAGGGTCTTAAACGGTTGCCAACGGTCAAGATTTATGGTTTCCTCTTTGGCGTTTGTGCTTTCCATCTTAACGTCCGGGAAAACATCATGCCAGCAGTATTCATTTGATTCAATAAGGTTGTCCACGGCATCGTAGAACATCCTTGTCATGAACCCTGAGAACGATGAAAACAGGTTAGGCTTATTAGGCCAATGCCCCATCACGAAGGAAATAAGAAATT